GATTCAACGGCGTGTTTATATGATGCAGGATGTATCGGTGGACCGGGTGTTCCATATTGGTTAAATAACGACTGTTACGCTTGGGTAATTGATGTAGATGAATACTGTTGTAATACAGAATGGGATTCAGATTGTCAAGAACTATACAACTATTGTGAAGCTGGGTATCCAATGGATTTACATGAATTGGGTAACAATAGAATCGCAGTATTCCCTAATCCAACAAATGATATTATAAACATAAACACTTCATTAAATGATGTAAACTATGTGTTATATGATTTGACTGGTAGAGTATTACAAAGAGGTGAAGGAGTAAAAAGAGAAGAGGTTAATATATCAAATTATCCAAACGCTGTTTACTTACTTAGAATAGAATATGGTGGAAACATCTATAATAAGAAAATTATAAAAGAGGATAGATAAGATGAGAAAAATATTATTTCTATTATGTTTGATACCTTTTGTTACGCAAGCTCAAGATGAGATTAAGAACAAATATACTCCTTCAAATACAGTAGTAAAAGAAAAGAAAGAATCTGAATTTAAGAAAAAACTAAAGAGAGAGTTTAAGTTCTCTACGTTTTACGCCGCTTATAACGGTGCCAACTCTATTTCAGATGTAACAACATATTCAGTAACAGATGGATTGACAACTACGAAAACATCAACTCCATATGATTACTCAGCAGTATTTGGTGTAAGAAAAATCCAAAGATTTGGATATGAACCAAATATTCAAAACAGATTTAAAAATGGTACTGAGAACTCATTCTCAGATGCCGCAACTATCGGTAGTAAATCAAAAGGATTTGAATACCTATTTGAATTAGATTTCAGAAGGCAACAAGGAAGAACATTCCTTAGTCAAGACCACTTCCTCAGATACATTGGAGATTGGTATGTATTTAAGGTAGAGTATTTAGAGGATGGTCTTGCCGATATTGGATATTTCGAAGCATCACAAAGATATAGATATAAAATTAACAGAAAGTTTTCTGTAAATATCGGAGCGGTACAGAGAATATCAGAACCATACGGATTTGACCCTTTATCTGATTGGTTATTATCAACAGGTGATATTCACTTCACTAATTTAGCAATTTATGAAATGGGATATAGTGTTGATTTTTCAGATGGTTTAGGTGGTATTCAATACTTAAACCCAGCTGGAGAGATTGTAGCAACATCTACTGAAGTATGGGAAGCTGTTGTGATTCCACAAGTTTTATCGGATTATGTAGCAAGAGAAAGAGAATTACTTCCAAGAAAGTTAGAGTACTCAATGGTAATCGGATTTGACTACTATAAATACACTAAGGATTTCTGGTTACACTCTTGGGGTAACATAATGCCGTATCACATAAAAAGTGATGACCAATATAGTTATCATAAATACAATGGTGGAAATTGGGTTGATTACTCAGGTGGTTTAATATTTGGGTATAGATTCACAAAATCATTAGGAATATTTACAGAAGGTAAATATCATAAATATTGGAATCGTAGTTGGTATGATTTCTCAATGGGTATAAACTTTATTATATTATAAGGGTAAAGAAGATGGCAAAACAGTTAAGTGAAGAAACTAAAATTACGTTAGACCTTAAAACAATAGGGATGATTTTAGTAGGTGTTGCAACCGTAGTTGGTATGTGGTTCGCACTTCAAGCAGATATTGAGGAAGCAAAAGAGTTACCTGCTCCACTTCCTCCTGATGTTACAAGAATGGAATATGACATGAAAGACCAATTGATACGTCAAACAATTATGACTACTCAAGAGGATGTGGGTGAACTGAAGGAAGATATCAAAAGGATAGAAGAAAAAATAGACAAGCTACGATAAAAGGGGTATTATATGAAAAAGTTCTTATTAATTCCATTACTACTAATGTGTCAATATCTAAGTGCACAAGTAGTTGTATTACATTTTAATGCAGGATGGAACGAAGCTAACGATGTTACTTGGGTTGATGAGTTGGAAGATTGTGAGATAGAACACATTGATATAGCAAAAAAACCAAAGTTACAACAACAATGGAAAGTAGTAGTTGTACCTACGATACTAATTCTTCAGTATGATGAAGAAAAAAAACGATATCAAGCTGATTTAAGTTTTAAGATGTCAGCGACAAGAGAAGAAGTTCAGGAAAAAATAGATGAAATTATTCTAAGTGGATTTTAAAATCTACTATATTTATTAAATGTAAAACGGAGTTACGCATATGAGAAGAATTTGGAGAAATATTATGGCTTTTAAAAACATATTTAAGGATGATAACGATATCAATGAGAAAAACGTAATCGGATTCCTTTCATTTGCAGTAATGGTACTATTCGCAGCTTGTGATTTAATCACTGGGTATTTTGGGAAAGATTTAGTTGTTCAAGAGTTTATCTACAACTCATTTGTTATCGTAACTTTAGGTAGTTTTGGTATCGCCGGCTTAGAAAAGTTCGCAAAGAAATAACAAAAAGTAAAAACAACTTATGGAAAACAATTTTATGGTATTGAAAAACAGTTACCTAATGATAGGTATGGGATTATCAGGAGGATGTGCTTTTATCGCATCATATCTGATGGATGTTACTATGGGTAACGCTGAACAATATATGGCAGTAATGTTAGTTTTATTGTTAGATGGGTTTTTTGGTATCATCGCAGGAGTAAAAAGAGAAGGTTTTAAAACCTATAAAGCTCTAAAAGTTCTGAAAAATATGTTTGCGTGGATGGTAATCTTAACAGTTATATTATCAATCGAATTAGGATTTAAGGGTACATCTTGGTTATCCGAAACAATTATAGCACCATTTATGGTATTCCAAATGGTATCAGCGTTAAAAAACGCTTCAATGGCGGGATTCATTAAGAACGAATTACTTAATGAAATCTTAGATAGAATCGACTCTCACAAAGGAAACCGCAAAAAATAACTTTATTCTTTATAACTCCATATTTATCTATATATGAATAGTATTAGACAATATGGTTGGAAAGATTGGATTTCAAATCCTCAGAACAAATCTTTATATGAAAAAGATATGGCGGAAGGATTACGTCAATTCAAACTTGAAGAACAAAGAAGAAGCAGGTTAGTTCAAAAGGCTACCTTTAATCAAAGAGGTTATTAATGGATAAAGTAGAAAAATTAATGAATCTTCTTGAAAACAAATATGGTAAAAAAACCATATCTGAAGAAGCTAAATCTAAAATTAGACAAATAGTACGTGAAGAGATAGCAAGGGTCACAGAATCCCTTGAAGAAGTTGATGATTCGGAAGGCTCGATGACATACGCATCACTTGAAAGAGCGATGAAATATTCTAAAGGAATCTATGAAAAGATGAAACAACAGAATATAACGGATGTTGATGGTTGGGTTTTTGCCAAAATTACTCTTGCAGAAGATTATCTAAAATCTGTATTTAGTTATTTGGATGGTAAAGATGGGTTAGATAATAACTCTGATATATAGGGAAAGGATATGCCTTTATATAATAGGAAAGACATGCCTCAGGTGAATACCCAAAATTTGGGTAAAGCTATTTCTATGGCCAAAAGTGATGTAAAAGTTACTAAGGGTGTATCTCGCGCGTTTAACCTAAAACCATCTCAAAAAGAACTCATACCAGCAAAGGTAAGAGGTGTCGCTAAAAAATATAAAAAACCAATGGATATGAAACCATTAATCATATCTAAAGATGGATACATCGTAGATGGACATCATCGTTGGGCGGCGGCCATACAGAAATTTGGTAAAGATGTAAAAATACCAACATTCACATTACACTTAAAGAAAGATGGTGCTATTGATTTATATAAAATAATAGCAAACTCCATTAATGAAAATATAACAGTTCCTATTAAGGTAGGTGATACTGTATTGGGTGGTAAGTTCAAAAACAAAAGAATCGTTGTTAAATCAATCGGTAAGAACGAAAAAGGTGATATTACAATTAACAACAAACCACTTCTTAAATTCAGATTAATTCCTAAAAAAGAAGATGCTCAAAAAATATCTTCTAAGAATTATGATGATTACAAAAAAGATAATAAAAAGAAAAACGAAATCTATTTTGATAGATTTGGAAACAAATGTAAGAATCCAACTACATTAGATGGTAGATGTATTGATAAATATCACCCAT